GCTTGGACTGGCCCACCTCATGCAAGACGGCGATCTCCCGCGCCCAGTTGGCGAGTTCGGAGGATCCGAATCCTGAGTGGGCCAGTTCCATGGTGGTGAGTGGTTCGGCGCCGGACTCCTTGCGCTTGGGTTTGGCGACGTGGTGCATCCAGATCCATGCGACCTTGGTTTCGTGGAGGATGGGCTGGAGTTTGTTGCGGAGGAAGACGCTGACCTCGGACTGGTCGCTGAGATCGCCGCCGAAGTAGGAGAAGAGTGGATCGGCGACGATGAGATCGAGCTTGGACTTGTGGATGAAGCGTCTGGCGTAGGCGAGGAAATGGTCGCCGGTGCGGACGGTCTCGGTGCGGAACTCCAGGTTGGTGTGGAGGCTCCGCATCTGTTCGACGTTGAGGGCCATGCTTTTGACGATGTCCCGGAACGCCTCTGCCAGGTCGCCCTTGTCGTTCTCGGCTTGGATGACGCCGATCTTGAGGGCCTTCACCGGCGTGATGCCGAAGAAGTCGAGGCCGAGGCACCATCGGATGATGATCTGCATCATCATCGATGACTTCCCGATGCCGGTGCCCCCGCTGATGATCATCGAGGAGCCTCGGGTGATCCATCGGTTGCCGATGAGGTTATCCGGATCGTTGGCGGGGTCGAAGGACAAGAGGTCCCTGACGGTGACGATGGTGGCTTTGTCCTCGTCGCTCTCTCGGGCGGTGAGGTAGTCCTCCCAGGAGGAGGCGCCGATGGTGGTGGCCAGCAGCTTCTGCTGATGCTCGCCGCGCCATGCGCCCGGGAGGCGGGAGAACCGTGAGGGGTTCTTGTTCTTGGGATCGATGCCGGGGATGGCCCGATAGATTTCGTCGCGTCGGGCGTCCCATTCCTTGCGATCTGCGGCGTCTACGCGGACCCAGCCGTGGATGGATTTGCCACCGGAATCGATGAGTACGGAGATGGGGAGACCGGAGTCGCGGAGGAGTTTCTCCTGTTCGGCCTTGGGTTTGTCATCGAACTCGACGAGGACATGGCGGTAGGCGGCCACGTCGTTGTCGCTGCCGCTGTAGAGGTTGGGCTTGAAGGGGTTTATTCGGACAAACACACCGTCCTCGCGATCCGGTTTGAGGAGGAGGGAGTCTGGTGAATCGAAGCGGCGGATCCATTCTTCGACTGGGAGGAAGGAGCCGCTGGTGGCTGGCCTGCCCTCCTCGACCTGCTCGCAGATGCAGACGGTCTCGCCTTGGGCGAAGGCTGCGGTGAGGAAGCGTTTGAACTCGCTGTCGGTCTCGATGGGTGTACCCGGTGCTGGCGGCGGTGGGGGGGATGGCTTCTTGAATGTGACCCTGGTGAGGTCACCATACTGAAGGCTGGGGGATGCGTGGAGGAGGTGGCCTGCTGGTTTGTCGTGGGGTTTGGTGGCTGCGTCGGCCAGCTTGTGACGGAGTTCGGTCTCGGTCCACGGTGGGAGGCAGTTGGAGTTCCAGGAGGAGAGGATGTTGAAGGCGTCTCCTTGAGAAAGGCCGAAGCCGTGGACGAGGCCCACGGCAGCGGTGTAGGTTTGGTTATGTCCGCCGGATCCGGAGATGGCGGGTGGCACCTTGGAGATCCAAAGTGCGGCTCGTTGATAGGGAGTCATGATGGTGGTGGCCTACTTCTTCATGGGTTTGAACAGTGATTCGAACTCTTCGCGGGTGCGGACGAATCGTTGGTCGCCGCGCTGGTAGATGAGGACGGTGCGCTTCATCTCTGCGATCCGCATCTCGGCATCGCCGATGAGGATCACGGTGATGTGTGGGAAGAATCGGTGTCGGTGGGTTGGTTCCATAGTCTTCGATTTTGTTCTGCCTTTGGGTACGATAGCCATCCGTTTTTGACTCCGTGGGCGACGATTGAGTGGGCGTCCTCTCTGATCTTGAGGTACGAGAACGAGGCCATCGTCTTTTCCTCTGGGCTCCTTGGCCCGGGTTTCTGTGCGTCTTTCAGGCGTGTTTTGTACCATGGTTGTTCGTGTCTAGGTGTTCTCATTCTGGTGGTGGTAGGGAGCTGATTTGCGACAGGATACATGAGCAGTAGGTGCCTTTGGAGTGGACGTTGCAGTCAGGGTGATGGACAGGGTTCGCGAGGATGTGGTTGGAGAGTTTGCCCGTGAGGCGTACCAGGTCCATGAGGCGGATGGCCGCTTCTGCGAGTGCGGTTTCCGGGATTCCATCTGGTGAGTTGAGTTGGGATGCGATGATGTTGAGGGCTTTGACGATGTCCTTGGTGGATGAGGCGATCATTTGCGTAGGACGATGACTTTGACTCCTGCCCAGGTGCAGAGGTCGTGGTAGGATTTGATCCCGAAGTTGGGCAGGCCACCGCCGGGTGGGATTTTCTGGGAGGTGAGGGCTTTGACGAGTTCTGCTTTGGAGTTGATGCCCATGGATTTGATGAGGGAGATGTTTCTGGTGGAGAGTCCGTAGTACCATGCGGACTTGATCTGTTCGCGTTTGAGGGCGGTGTTGTAGATTTGGTGGGCGCGTTGGCGTGAGACGCCGAGGCGTTTGGCGATCTGGTGGTAGGTGGCACCGGCGGTGCGGAGGTCGGTGACGAGTGGGATGGATTCCGTGAGTGGTGTTCTCATTGGAGTGGGATTTGGCAGGCTCGGTAGCGTTTCTGTGCGTTGTGGCATTGGACGCAGAGGCCTAGTTGTTGGGTGCAGCCGCAGCCGAGGCAGGCTGCGAGGGCGTGGGCGAGGTCTTTCCAGCGTTTGAGTTCCCCTTGCGGATCTTCCAGACGCTGGATGGGGCGATGTTGTGGATCTTGGCTAGTTCCGTGCATGAGTAGGAGTGGTTTGCCTTGAGGATGGCCTGCTTGGTTTTGTTGCTGATGCGAACCCATCGTTGTTTTGAGTTCATTGAGTTCTGTTTCGAGTTGTCTTGCGAAGTCTGGCCAGAGTGCGATTCGATCTTTGATCCACTTATCGACGTACTGGTCGGTGCGTGGTGTTGGATTCATTTGTTCATGATTACGAAGTCGAAGTTGGTCTGCCAAGTTTCGGAGAGGCGATTGAAGGTATCGTCCTTGATTTTCCAGGTGCGAGGATCTCGGGTGGAGCGTGTGTGCCGGCAGATGATGCGGACATCCAGGTCCTTGATGGCGGTGTTGCGGAGTTTGTGGTCCGTGGGCAGTTCGTGGAGTTTGGTGATCATTTGAGGATCTCCTTGATCTGTTTGTTCCGCTCTTTCTGCGTGTTGTTTAGCAAGCACTCAATCCAGCGGTTCGCATCGAGCGTTGCTAGGTGTTCCCATTCGGGGTTTTTTTCGTAGTCCTTGGCCTCCATCAGGTTGGCCACTTTGATGCAGCCCTTCTTGCTTCGGTAGATGAATGCGACTCGGTTGAACTGCTCGTCGCTCATGTAGGGCGGTTGTTCGCGGCTCACAGCTTGGCCTCCTTCAACACCTCAAAGGCAATCTGTGATTCAGTCGAGCGATTGCCCCGGTAGTCCTGATTTGCGATTCGGCGGAGGGCGGATTCTAGGTGGGTAATTTTTTGAAGTCGCGTTTCAGCAATGTTTCTCCAATAACAGACATCACACAGGTCTTCTCCAGAACCGTCACGCCCATGGCAATGGTGATTGATTGCGTAAGAACGGCAGCGTTTACATTTCACAGCTTGGCCTCCTTGGCTCTCCACCAGCGGTTGACGTTCGCCATGTCTTGGTTGTCTCGGAGGATTTCATCCCCAGCCTCCTCCAGCAGCTTGATGCGCTCTTGCATTTCCATGATCTTCGTAGCCTGCCCATCTCTCATCCACTGAGTCTTGATTTGATCCAGAACCAGCGCGGCTATCTCGGTGGGCTTGAGTTTGTCGCTGATTGTCACTCGGCCATCTGGATGGATGGTCAGTATTGTTTCAGGTGTTGATTCACCGGACAGCACGGGGTTTCCCATAATGCGCCATTTAATGCGCCATTCGACGTGTGTTTCTTCGCCCTGTTTTGTTATGTCGTTCATTTGCACTCCTTCCATTTGAATTGATTGTTGTCTACTACTGCAAAACCACGTTTGATTGCTTCCTCCTGCCACACTTGGCCGGCTGCATAGGCCCCGACCAGAACTCCGACCAGAAACGCTAGGGTTGTCCTCATCTGCATTTCTCCCGCCACGAAAACATCGGCTTGCCGTCCTTGCCTTCAAGCCATTCAGCGTGGCCGGTCATGACCGCCTCGACTTCCATCCGCTCCTGGACGAGCTGCCGGACCCGGGCGCGGTATTCGGCCATCTCGATCGCGGTCGACACCAGACTGCCGACCAAGCACCCGCAGGCGAAGCCGACGATGAAGCGGTTCATTTGCGTTTTCTCCATGCCGTCGCCCCCTGCAGCTTGTATTTCCGAGCAGCCTTGAACGCCTCGGCCACCTCTCGCTTGGTCATGGGCTTGGGGTTCTCGGTTCCGATGATCTTGCGGGGGTTCACCGGCCACCTCCGATTGCGTAGTGAAGGATGAGCAGGGCATCGGCATTGCCGAGCGTGACATCGAGGTACGGGTACAGCTCCTGGGCCTTGGCCTTGAGCTTGCGCTTCCACTCCGGTCCGGTGGCGCATGCCTTCCTGCCACCGAGTCCGAGGGGTTCCTGCCAGATGCGGGGCTCGACTCTGTGCAGGGCGTAGCCTTGGGCGTAGGCCAGTCCTTGGACGATGCCGTAGTTCTCATGGAGTGTGGCGACGGCGGGGGCTGGCGTGAGCTTGGATACGAACTTCGGGACCTTCTCGATCCAGAGGTGGGATTCCGTCACCTTGAACCCGGTGAGGAGCTGGTGGATGTCCGGCACGGATTCCGGCATGGGGAACAGGAGGATGCCGTCCTTGGTATGGACTGCGAACCCGCCGTTCACTCCGGGATCACAGGCTACGATTGTTTTGCTCATTGGTTTGTTTGTTATTGTTTCGGGTTCCACCGAGTCCGGTTGCTGGCTTCGCGCCAGAGCATCCTGACCTCCTCTTGCGTCACCCGGAAGCTCCCAAAACTCCCGCCGTCGTGTTGACCAGTAATGCGGTCTCGATAGCTCCCTCCGCTGTGGCAGAACCCAATACGATCCTCCCCTTTGTAACGCGACATCGGCGCAGGCTCCCACCAGAAATCTTCCGGTACTTCTTCCAGTCCTACGACCTCTCGAAGCCATCCAACTATCGGGGAGTTAAGATCATCTTTCCACATCGGCCCAAGCATCCCGACGATCAAGACCTCGTCATGGCAACCACTGGCATCTATCTTGTTGGCAACTTCCTTCGGGAAGTCACCAACCGGCTTCACTTCGACGTAAATGATGCCTTCGCCGTGAATTGCAAAGTCAGGAATCCATCCGTTAAAATCTGTCGGCTCGTAGGTCCAACCCCATTTCAGCAGATCGAACATGGCAGCCCATTTCGCCTCAAGCCGAGAGCGGAAGTTGATTCCGTTGTACCGCGTTTCGATTGCTGCGATTTTTGGGTTTGTTCTCATTTTTGTTGTGACTTGATGGTGAGCTTGTGGCCTACCCAGACACCTATCAGGGTGCAGACTGGGAGCATGAGCGCCATGGCGATGATGGTGCAGGCGGTGGTCATGCGATGGAGCATCCGAGTTGCTGGTAGCACTTGAGACGCTTCTTCGCATGCGCCTGCGCGAGCGGGTGGAACATGTCCTTGAAGTCGTGGATGTAAGCCTCGGTCTTGCCCGGTGCCCGCCGCAGCGCCCTGCTGGCCCGCTGGATGGTTTTCTGCGCGCTCCTGCCTCCGGACACCATCACAAGGGTCTCGACGTTGGGCAGGTCCAATCCCTCGTCGGCCAGCGAGGTGGCGATCATGGTCTTGATGTTGCCGGCCTTGAACTCCTCCATGGCCTCGCGCCGCGCCTTCTTCGGCATCTTGGAATGGACGAGGATGGAGCCCTTGATCCGGATGGCGTAGGTCTCGCCGAGGGTCACCCTGGGGACGAGGACGAGGGTGGGTGAGTGGCAGTTGCCGCAGGTGGCGAACATGATCGCGGCGTTGTTCCTCTGCTGGTTCTGGCAGATGCCGATGTCGGTGATGGCTTCCCAAGCGCACATGGCTCGGAGTTCCGGCTCACGGATCCGCATGTAGCGTTTGCGATCCTTGAACAGCCTCTCGATGTGGTCATCGATCTTCCGCTGGATCATGAAGTCGCTGGCCGAGGACAGGTAGACTGTTGCGTGGGCCAGAACGCCGGCGAGGTCCTCGCGCTTGATCTCGAAATGGGCATCGCGAAACAGCTTGCGGAGTTCTTGGTTTCGCTGCGGATCGTCGCACCAAGGGGTGGCGTCGAAGCCGAAGACAGATCCTGGGCATGACTCGATGATCTTCCGCCACGTGGTTGCTGGCGCATGCTTGGCTTCATCCACGATCAGGACAGCCTTCTTTGAGAAATCGACGCTCTCGTGCGGGCACCGGACTTCGACGCGGGTCGGATCCACGCCCACGGCCTTGAGTGATGCGACGGCCTGCTGGCATGTTTCGCGGGTTGGGGCGAGCCATCCAAAGCTGACTCCGGGAACCTTGTCGGCGGCGTACTTGATGATGGAGGAAGCGATGAGTGTCTTGCCGCTGCCAGCGGGTGCGATGATGAGTCCGCCACCAGCACTGTGTATGGCCCACTCGACTGCCCGCTGCTGGTAAGGGCGCAACAGAAACGCTTGCGCTCGCGTGGTTTCGGATGAATCTTCGGTGTGCATAGCGTGTCGTTGCGCTTTGTTGGTTTAAGGACTACTCGTTGACACCCCCCGGAGCTTGCACACTCCGGGGGGCTTTGTTTCGTATGGGTCAGATGTCGTTGTCGGAGGGCAGCTTCTTCATCCGACGAACCCGGAGGGCGGTCTGTTCCGCGCCGTTCTTGTCGGTGTACTTCTCCTCTTCGATGACGATGCTCATGGCGAGCCCGACGAAGCCTTGGAGGAACCTCTGGAAGGCTCCTCCGATGCTAAAATCGAACTCGTGTCCATCCTTGATGTCGGCCTCGGC